AACACTATTATCTACACCTTGAAATCCAACTTCAACTTCTAAATGCAAAGACGCCTTATCTCTACCTACACGGGGGCTATCTGGATCATCTTCAAATATGTGTTCGGAACTTAAAGCAGATATTTGAAAAACAACTGAGATTGAATCAACTTCTGATCTAGTTATTTGATGAACTGCAGCCACTTCATCGGCAGCTGTGAAAGGTTTTTCATTCCAATTATTAAAATCAATATTTCTATCAAATTCTATATCAGCACTAGATAAAGATGGTATGCTCAAAAATCCTGTTGAAAATTTTGGGCTAGTTTGATCAAGATATGGTGAAGCATCAAAAATATCAAATGCTGATCTTCTTAAAGAACCACCGGGGCCCATATTTGCTAATCCTGTGTTTATTTTTAAAGTTGCATTGTAATTTGAGATATCAGAATTCAATGAATGTGATTCATATGCGTAAGGCCCTAAAAGATCAATGCCTATGGGCACTTCTGTTCTTGACATAGTTACCAATGGTGATTGAACTTCTTGTCCATCTCTTGATGCTACGTAAACATTTGGAAAATTAAAACTAGTAGGCTCTTTTTCTTCTAATCTAATTTGTATTGGATAGCCATGACCAGTTGGTCTTATATTACCACCAAGTCCAGCGTCATATAAATTAACAGTTGTTATTATATTTGGATTTGCTATATGAGAATAACATATGCCTCCATTCTCCATTCCAGAAAACACATCATAGTTATATTGAACACCACTTTGATATTTTAATTGTTTAACTTCATGATCATCATTAGGAAAAATCATAACCCTACTTAAACTTTCTAATCTATGCGTGTCATTAACACCAGATAGCGCAGTTCCTTCTTCTCCAAGATAAACTGGATACAGAATAGCTCCCTTCAATCTTGTTGGTCTATTTTCTTCTAAACCAACTACATGATTGTGCGCTGAACTCGTGCCAGTTATGTTATATAGTTTGCTGGTTCTATCATTTCTATCCTCACCTTCTAAATCAACTTCTAAAGCAATTGATTCTCTAATGCTTCTTTCAATACCACTAAATCCATCAACATCTGAAAGCACATATTTTAATGTTTCTCCACCTAGGGAAACAGCATCACCACTACCAAATGAAAAACTTAAATTATAATTTGGTTTTATTTTAGAATCTTCATCACCATTTGTTGCGAAAGTGTGTGAATCTGCTGGAAATATTAAGTAACCAGTATTATTACCCTTGAATCCCGGTAATGTATCTATGACATCTGATCTGGTGATTGTTAAGTTCTTCATAAAGAATCCATCATTTGGTCTCATACAACCATTTCCACCAAAAGTCCAATTAGTTAAATTTTCTGAGTCGTTGTTAAAATCAGCCATTCGCATGACATAAACTCCATTGTTTGAACTCATCCCACCAGAGACATCCGCATCTTGATTTGTGAAATCAAAATCTACCCATTGATCCATAGTGCTTCTAGCATCAAGAATTTTTCGTCCAGTATCATCTATTGATTGAAAAAGTAATCCACTAACTTTTCCTCCAGCGGGTATATAGTAACTACCAGTAAATCTTACTTTTTCTCCACTTGTAAAACTCAAAAGAGGCATTTCTTTAGTAAAACTTTGTTCTAAATAACCTGCATTATGACGTTGTCCAGTAAACACATTGCCTCCAAGAAGCAGATTCCAAATACCTTCCCTATTTTCGTTTCCCAAAAATATATAAGTCCCAAAGTTTACCGAATTTGAATCCAGGTCAAGTTGATGAAATTCTTTACCATCAGATTGTCTAATATAAGGTTCCAAACCTCTAAATTCTAATACACTTCTGTTAGTCTGTCCTCCCAAAGTTAAACTTTCGTGCATGAAACCAGTGCACTCTACACCAAATGCTCTGTAAGCATGTTCGTGAGACTGTTTGAATATGTTACCTTTTATCTCTTTTTGGTTTGGAAGTTCTGCAAGTAAATTATATATTCCAGAAATATGAGGTTCTATCAAGCCATCGGGTTCTTGACTTCCTGGATGAAAATTAAAATGTCTAGTTATGTATGGTGGATCACCTTCAACCAAAGGCGGCATGTTCCCATTTTGACCTCTATGGCGACCAGCAAAAGCCCCTGTTGTTTGTCCGAATTCTTGAGCATGAAAAGAAGTATAAAAATCAGATATTACAGGAAATGCGTATCCAGTTCGAAATTTTTCTATATCTTCGTTCGGGGCAATATCAAAAAAACCCTGTAAAACATTATAAAAAGCTCTTGTTATGAATGAACTTTGTACTTTTCCATTTAAAGGATCTAATCCTCCACCTGCAATCGCAGAACCTTGGTATTTCAGAGGCCTATCGTTTGTATAAGAATTAGTTGATGGAATGAAAAAATCACTACGTGAAGATATTTGATCTTGTCCATAAAAACTTAGTTGTCCGTATGGAGATTGTCTATATCCTTGATTATAATAATCAGTAGGATTATTTTTAAACTCATTAGCGTTAGATTTTCGCTTAGGGAAACTCGAAGTAATATTTCCATTACTGTCTATGCCTGGATTATAGGCAAATTGAATTGAACGTTTTCGAGCTTCTTCCCCAAGAGCGTATCCAAGATTATCTTTTCTCTGAACATCTAATGTATACTGAGTAGCAGGAAATATCATTTCTGCTGGCGCCATCACATTGATTCCATCAGTATATGTGTTGGTTTCATCAAAACCGTGTTTTCTTCCAGTAAACCCTATCCCAGTAGACAAGTAAGCTCTAAAATCCATTAGATATCTTTTTACGCCTGTCGTATAATCTAATTGACAACCCTTACAGTGATCTAACTTTAAGTCTTTATGCCTTACCCTTTTTTCGGTTTTGGCGACTATTGGTATATCATTAATATATGTAGCGCCTAATACGTTTGTTTCCTTACCATCTTGATCAAAAAATCCTTTTATTGGGCCATCAGATAGTAATTCTATAGATTCTAATTTAGCTGTTCCAAGAAGTAAGTCAGCTCCAAATGGTGGACTTAATTGACTAAATGTTTCTGCAACTCTATCAGCATTAGCTTGAATTCTATTAGCTCTTGCTTCTGCCGCTGCTCGTTGTTCATCTTTTGATCGGCCGCCATGACCACCGTGACCTAGCACAGAATATTTTTGTATTCTTTTTAACTTATTTTTTATGTAGTCTTTCATCAGTATCCCCTTATATAATTAGATATTGAAGATCCAAATGCATTTTGTATTTTTACTAATGCGTTTGTTACATTATTTTCATAAGCTACATTCTGTCTGTCTGATGTTAAATCATAATTAGAGAGTGTTGTTGCAACAACATAACTACCCACCCTCAATCTTCCGTATCCTATTGGAACGGGTCTACCCTGTGTTGATACATTTTGCGGGCTACTAAATAAATATGATGAATTTTTTATGCCAGCACGAATTGAATTTTCTATAGTTTCTGGTTCATCTTCTGGTATAGGAGTATTTAAATATTGTATTCCAGCAATAACCAAACCCATACCAACTGCAAACAAAAATCCACCAAGTAGTGTACCAACACCTATTACATAACCACCAACTGCTAAACCGGCACCAAGTACAATAGTAAGAGTGATTGGGTCTTTTCCTATAATACTTGGGGCAATTTCTACTGTTTTAATATTTTTTGTATTGTTCATACTAAAAGCAGTTTCTGTTTCACCATTAACTATAATTTCATAACTTAAACCCTCTCTAGTTTTATTTACGATATATTTTCTAAATCCAGGGAACATAGTATCCATGGCATAGATGACATCTGTGGGTTTATTTATGTTATGAAATTCGAATTCTTTTCCATAAATTTTTGCTATTTTCCCATGTAAAATAATTTTTGTTTTCATTAATAAGTTCCTCCTCTATCTGTTCCTTGAGGAGCTTCTAAACTAGCAAATGATCTAGAAACTACATCGCTACCTAGTCGACTTTCATTAGTTGATAAATCAACTGGCTCAACAATTGATTGTATTATTTTAGTTCCAATTCTCAACGCTCCATAACCTAAGGGCACAGGTGTATATTGAGCCGTAACATTTTCTCTACTTGCAAACATGTAAGATGCTGGCGCTAGTCTCGCTTTCGCTGCAATTGGCTCCTCCTCTGGTATGGGTGTCATCAGATATTGTATCCCCGCTATGACAACTTGAATTAATACTTGAACAACAAACTGAACAACAAAATCAACTTGACCTTTAATAACGGGAACTACATCTATTCTTTTGATTTTTCTTTTTTGCACAGCTTCATTTAAAGAAGTTAATGGCTCTTCATCTACCACCAGTTCGTAGTGTTCATTTTTTTGTGCACTAGATATAAAATACTGCATGAAACCCTCTCTGTTTGCATCTACCGCTTTGATACAATCAGTTGCTTTGTTTATGTTCATAAATTTGTAAAACTTTCCAAACTTATGACCAGCTATTCCATGTATGTGTATTTCGGTCATTTTAGTTTTTCTTTTATTTTTTCTACAATGGTTTTATCTACTTCAGAATATTCTGGTTCATGAACGTGAAACAAATTTTGTTCTAATGAATAAATAATAAAAGGATAACAAATTAAATCAGCAGTTTTAATATCAAAGTTAGATGGCTCACAACCACCTCTACAATGTGAATGATAAACTGCAACTATATTGTTACTTCTTTTGACAAACAAAAATTCTTTTGCGGGAATGTAAAACTCATCTTCTGGTATTTCAGAATAATTTTTCATAGGTAACACACTTAACTCACCGTCTTTTTCAATAATGAAACCACAAACTTCTCTGTTTGGTGATTTTTCTGATTCTAATTCTATTTGTCTTTTTATCATTTTAATAACTATAAGTTTCTGTTCCAGGAAATCCTCCGTAAGGTAAATTTTTATTTGTGTTTATTCCACCCCAATCATCATTAGCAAATCTTAATTTACATCCAAAAAGTTTTTTGGAACATGCATCTTTTACCCACAAATCTGTTCTTTTATTAGGTGGTTCATCTACTGTTGTTGTGTGGCCAGATTTACAAACATAGTAAACGGGGTGTTGTTGATAATAATTAGCGGTTAAACCTTGTCCAGAAAGTGCCCGATTACTGTAAGTAAATACGTAATCTCCTGTTGTGTAGGTTCTGTTTTGGCCTCCATCAGTTTGATTTCCGCTCCAAAGCCCTTTGGGTGTTAGAAGATCATCAACACTAGATTCTATTCGTTTTGAGTGATTAGTTGTCGGTCCACCATTTAAAATGTCTGTGTTAAAACCATAACTTGTTCCAGCTCCAGTTACAAATAGTTGATCATTCACCGTAGCTACAACTCTATCGTGACTATCTTGCGAACTATTATAACCATATCTGCATCCATAACCTCTATATATAAATGGACAATACCTTGATGATATTTTTCTTGATGGAATTTCTACATTCTCTAATTCTAAACTAGATACTAATTCAAATTCTACGGCTAACTTATTTTCGCTAGTTTTTCTTGAAATAAAATATTTATCATCTGGCATTTTAGCATTTGGATTTGCCGTGCCAAAAGGGTTTGATCCACCAGGAAAATTAGCGTCATCTAAAAATTTAGCAAAAGTTCTTTTTCTGACTACTTTTGCGCCATTTAAATTATTATATTTTCTTAATAAAGAAGAGACATAAAGTCCCGCATTTGATACTCTTATTTTTGGTCTGGGTAGTCTTTGGTCGCCCAAAATCTCAAAACCTTCTGATTCTACGGGAATTGGCAAATACTCTTGTCCATTAAATATAATTTTGCCAGCAACACCATTAGTTCCACCGTGAAAGTTAATTTGTGCTTGACTATCGTTCTGATAATCGTAATATAAGGTATATAATTCAATTAAAGCCGTTGGCTCTACATCAAATATAGCTCTAGCGAAATCTTGATTTATGCCTTTTCCCATGTACTATATTACACCGAAAAATGAAAAAATACAAACAATTAAAAACTACTTCAGTCAGACCCTATGAATCTAAGGATTTTAGGGAAGTTTTTGTGATATTTCTTAAATTTCAAAAAGAAGCCAAGATAGGGACTTATCATAATATATGCAAAGGTCATGGGGATACTTTTGTAGTAGCTTATTTAATAGAAGAATTAAAGACTTTATTAAAAAGATGTAAACATAACTATGTAGCAATAGACGAGGATACTGGCAAAATTTGGGGTTTTGGTTGCGGCACTAACGATATAATGAACGGTTTTATGGATGTAAAAAATTCAATAGAAATACAAATAGTTTTTAAAGACCCAGATTATATTTTTAATAGAGTAATGAAACACGCTCTTTTAGTGAATTTGAAAAGGGTTGCCAACGGCAGAAGGGTTTTTGCTGCTTTGGGGCCAAGGGACAAGTTTATTAAGTATTTAGGGTTTGTAAAAAAGATGTTTAACTTAAAAATCCACGGCAAAGATACTTTTGGAAAAGTGTGGGTAGAATTTTTATAATAAAATATGAAAGAAATATATTCAAAACTAGATAAAATATTAGAAAACTTTAAATATGATTTGGTGGAAAGATACGAATTTTTCCCTCACAAATATGATATTGAAGAAAAAACGTCAGAAAAAGCTTTGCTATATATACAAAAAAACGGTAATTTAGACAAAGCTAATACTCTTGAACATAATGACAATAGGATAATTTTAGATGATTCTATACTTTATTCAATTGATTTAAAGGGAATGTTACACAAAGAAACTGGAGTTAAAAGAGAATATTCGGGTTTTTTTTGGTATCCTTGTGATGCGTTTTGTGGTTGGCATACAAACAACAACGCTGAAGGAGAACGTATATACTTCGCTTGGGCGCCAGAAGATAATAAAAGTTTTTTTAGGTATCAAGACCCAGAAACAAAAGAAATCATTACAGATTGGGATAAAAAGGGCTGGCAGTATAGAAAATTTAATGTGTCTAGAGATAAACCGTTTTGGCATTGCGTTGGCTCTAAAACTAACAGAATTAGCATAGGTTTAAGAATTAAGTGAATATAAAAGTTTGTGATTTTGAAGAAAAGTGGTTGGAAGATTTGGCTTATGAGTTTTATAAGTTTAATCGAGATAACCCAGTACAATTATTTAGTGATATGCCTAAAGTAAGAACATTTAAACCAAAAATAGATTATTTTAAAGAAAAACTACAATTAATTATTAAAAATTGTGATTACAACCATCTAGCCATAGACGAAAATAAAAATAAAATTTATGCTTTTACTTGTTACGAAATCAAAAATAATATTTGCACTAATTATTTTATAATAAAATCTGTGGATTACCCAATGGATAAAGATATGTTTGAAACTCATTTCAAGTTTTTAGATAAAATGAAACAAAAAGGGTTTACAAAAGTTATGGCCAATATAGACAGAATTAATGGTAACCCATTATTAAAATTCTGTGAAAGATATTATGGTTCAGATGCACAACAAATAGAAGGAGAAGGAGAAAAGGTTGTATTTGATCTAGAAAAGAACTCTAGATGGAAATATTACCTTGACAAATAAGAATATGCGTGTTAAAAAAGAAATAATGAGCAAATGGACAGAAAAACAAAAAGGAGCTTTGTGGAAGAAAAACAACGGCAAAG